CAGTGGCTTGATGGATATGATGGACAGTCCGTTGCAATATTGGATGATTTCCGAGGAAAACATTGTTCCTTTTCATTTCTCTTACGACTCTTGGACAGGTATCCCTTTCGTGTTCCCTTCAAAGGAGGATTTGTCGAATGGAACCCATCTATTATCTTCATTACCTGTCCCTATTCTCCGGAGGAAGTCTTTAAAGTGCGAGGAGAGCATCTACCAGAAGATATGAAACAACTGGAGAGGAGAATTCTTAAAGTTATACATTGGAAGGATGCAGCTTTTAAGCTGAGTAGTGTTTCTAAGATTCTTGCAGAGATTCTTATCCCACCTCCTCCTCCGCTTATAATTCTTGATCCTGCTGAAGATAGCGATTTGGAAATACATGGAGATGGACCTGAGGAAGTGGCTACGACTCAGGTATATGAGAGTGAAGATGAACTATCTTTAGATAGTTGGTTAACTAAGAAAGACTAATAAAAAAGTTTAATCAACTACTCGCATTATTGTTTGAGGCCAGGTACTGGACCAATACAAGAGGAAGTTTTCAGTGGAAGTATTTTGTAATGGACTGGAAGTACAACGTCTCACAAAGCAAATATCCCTTTGTACATCCTAGTTATAATGTTGAGGAATTTTAATAAACAGGCTACGCCTCACCTAGCACCACTTATGGGACCAAGGGGGGCTCTGCCCCCCGCGGGAGGCTGATATAATTCAGGCCATACTATTTCTGAGATCTGGGATGGGACCCCAGGGCGGACTAGTTTCCTCCTAGTATAGGACCCCCCAGGCCCCGCAGGGGCCGTGTGGGGGTCCATGATACGCAGCAAGGATGAATCTACGTGGATCCCTTGATCTCTTAATGCGTATAGCGTAGAGGAACTTAATTTATTACTTGTCATCATAACGAAGTCTAAAGTCCACTTCCGCAACCCATCTGTTGTCGTTTGTTTCACACAAGAAGAAGGCATATAGAGCTCCTGTTGAAATATCTGCAATTGTGGCTGGATTTGCAGTACTCTTGTAATGTGTTCCAAGACCTTTCAGTTTGATGTATTCGTTGATTTGCCATGTTGGACCAACACCTGATGCCACACCAGATACCACGCCACCAGTATTTGTAGGTAGGTACCAACGGAAATCACGAATGATAGAAAATCTATCTCTGTTGTCTAAATTTACATGACTCAGACCACCTTGTGTTGCAGCTCCTGTTTGGTCTCTATTTTGTAGGACATCTTGAATTGTTGGTAATGCACCAACTGGTTGTCTGTCGTAGACAATGAGCAGTCTGGTTAAAGTTGGAGTAGTAGAGGTTACGCCAGTTTGCGGGCCGAGGAATCCGTTTAGTTGCAGATTCTTCATTTCTACACGCGAGCCAACTCTGTTGAAGAATCCTGATCCTGTTTGAATACCGTTCAGTAAGATGACAGCCGTTGCAGTGTTTGGATCACGGAATACGTAAGTCGTTTCAGCAATGTCAATCGCTTTGATTTCCGCACTTGTTGGTTGCCAAGAAGCAGCAGGACCCATGATCATGTGTTGACCAGTCTTTGTAGTCACTTTTCTGACCATATTTCTTTTAGGAGCAGGTCCTTTGGATTGGTACTTTGAGCGACCAGTTTGCGAGAAGGTACGTTTGGACATTTGAAAAAATTGTAACCATATAAGGTACATGTGAATACTATAGCCTATAGTGCAGTGGAGGGGGGGTGGCTATAGTATTACCCACCACCCCTGAGCACTGAGCCATGAGCACAGTGCCCCCACACTAACTATGTTAAGTATCAGCGAAGTCACCTGTGTCTGTAACCCAGAGCAGGCATGCGACCCGGGTGAAGGACCGGAGTTTTAAACTCCGAAGGTGGGGGCTCCGCCCCGGAGCCCCCCGCTTCTGTGTGGCTTTAGGAGCGCAGCTCACAGGATGTTGCTGAGGCCGAACTCACGAGCTGTTCCATCGGCGAGGAGGGCTAGGCGCGAGGATAGACATCCGCTTTCTTGGTGTATTAGTAGAGGGTGAGGACAATACACTTGTGGGAATGTGTTTGGTTAACACTTTGGAGGTCACTGGTTCAATTCTTCTCGTCAGTGTATGGTCCTTTTCTTCTTTTTGATCAATTCCAAGTATTTTTATTGATCTTATTCCGAGTCACCCCGATAAAAAGGTGACTTATTAAACTTATCGGGCCAATAGGCCACCATAAAGTTATTGCTTTTATTCCGTCCCACGATAAAAGCTCCGGCACTTACGGAGTAAGTGCAATTATAAACGGAGTTATGGAGAGAGCTGGTGGTCCCATTCGCAATCGTACTCAATCTGGTTACAGATATCGTCGTCTCGTGTATACGCTCAACAACTGGACCCCCCAGGAGTACACAGACCTGTGTTCCTGGGCTGTGACATGGCATGTCATCGGCAAGGAAGTGGGTGAGGATGGAACCCCACACTTGCAAGCCGCGTGTATTCTTGGAAGTCAAATGACTATGGCTGCTATTAAGAAGGTTCCTGGAATGAAGCGTGCTCACTTTGAATCCATGAGAGGTTCTCCTCAACATAATTATGCTTATTGCACCAAACAGGATCCGCTCGCCTTTACCAAAGGTTCAATGCCAAAACCAGGTAAAAGAAATGATCTTTCAACTGCCTATGAAACTCTTCGAGCAGGAGCCACATTGAGAGAGATGGCAGAGAATCATGGAGTAGAAATGATTAAGTATCACAAAGGATTTACCGTTGTTAGATCCTTACTGGTTGGACCCCGAACTGAACCTCCGAAGATTATCTGGATATACGGGCCCACTGGAGTTGGAAAGACCAGAGCATGTGTGGAATATGCTACCAAACATCATGGAGGAGAGTACTGGATGTCTTGTGCAACTTTACAGTGGCTTGATGGATATGATGGACAGTCCGTTGCAATATTGGATGATTTCCGAGGAAAACATTGTTCCTTTTCATTTCTCTTACGACTCTTGGACAGGTATCCCTTTCGTGTTCCCTTCA